CCAGTATGGACACCAACAGGATATGTTATGGTCAGGCAGCCACGGCGCGCCATGAGCAAAGATGCTTGTTCAAAGATTGCCTTCAACAACTCCTCTCATTGTGAGAGGTGGTATGCAGCCATTGGGCTAGGAGGCATGTCTCTTTCCGGAGGCATACCGATCATGCAAGCCTACTACAAATCATATGCCAGAGCCTCCCACGGCGCTAGACCACTAGACATATATTCCGAGTGGGAAATGTCGAATAAAATGAAAGGCATGAACCGCAAAGAGTCCAGGATAGAAGATAAAACACGATATAGTTTTCATATAGCTTTCAACATCACCCCAGATGAGCAGCTCGCCATTGAGGAACACTACAATGGCTTGACGCTGGAATCGGAGTTTGCGGATGAATTTACCCGCTTGCTCTTACCGATGTAAGCACCCCCGTCCTGCTGTGACGTTAAAATGCCGTCAGTCCGTTGTCGTAAAAACGGAACTCCCCACTGCATTGACCCGAAGCTTTGCAGAGCATAGGACTCTAGAGTGAGTGAGAAATAGTGTGTGGCAAGGCAATACAAAATACAAAAACAACCTATAAAAACAAAAATCACATAAAACAAAACCAAAATGACTATAAAACCACAAAAATAAATAAAAATGAGCCTTGACACTTGGAATGTGTCCACACTTGCGCCACCATTGGGTTTGCCATCACAATAGCCCAAATCAGGTCTCCTGAGCTAAACAGAATGCCGAGAGACTGCACGGAGCTCCAGGGTTTGATGCCCTGGGATGGCCAATGAACAGTCCCAGTCCCATGTTCTGGTATCCAATACAAATATGAAAACAAAAACAAAACAAACAAAACAACCCATTGCTCGCGGAAACGCTGGCAACATCGCGTTGGTCAAGCACTTGGCCGACAAGATCGACAGAGTTAGCACCCAGATATCGAATTTGGCTGTGGCAAAACAGCAGAAACCATCAGGAGTTTCAGGCCTAGGTAAGTTAACCCTAGGGGCTGGTAATGCCATCAGCGAATTCTTTGGAGGAGGCAAAATCTTTGGACAAGGGGCTTACAAAATGACAGGCGGTAACACGTCATGGTCAACAGCCTCCCAGGTCCCGGTGATGCACTCCACCAGCGAAAATGTCGTTCTGAGAAAACGCGAATACCTCGGTGAGATCACCTCAAGTGGTCTCTATTCCAACCAACAGACTTACTCAGTCAATCCGGGCTTGCCGGCCACTTTCCCCTTTCTTTCGCAGATCGCGACCTGTTTCCAGGAGTATAGGTTTCGTGGACTCGTTTTCGAGTTCAAATCCACGTCTGCTGAAGCTCTTGGTTCTACTAGCACTGCTCTTGGTAGTGTCATGCTCGTTGCTCAATATAGAAGCGACGAAGAGGCACCTAATAACAAAACCGAGATTCTCAACGAAATGTGGTCAGCTTCAGGCAAACCATCACAAAACGTTTTCCTACCCATTGAGTGTGATCCAAAGGAATCGCCACTGTCCAGACTATATGTAAGGGATGGGGGACTTTCTGTCACCCAAGACCAAAAATTCTACGACTTGGCTACAGTATATGTTGCTACATCAGGAATGCAAACAACCGGTAGCGTTATCGGAGAGATGTGGGTCACGTACGACATTGAGTTATACAAACCTAGCATTCCAAAGAACTCCAACAATGCCGGATACACCTTTGCCGGAATCACAGCCACGACTGCAAACCCTTCAGGAGTCCCTGGATATGAACACTACTACAATTTGAACATAGTGAGATTATCCCCTGGAACTGGAACCGACACTTTTACCTGGCCAACTGGGCATCTAAGCGACTTCTATCTTGTAGAGATAGTAGCTCACGGTGCCACGGCCGTCCAAATCAACTCTTTAACATACACCAACGGTGCTCCACGGCTAGCATGGCACAATGCTACCCAAAACAATGTTAGCTGTGGTTTTGGAACCACTGACACAATCTATTCAGCTGTTGTCATGTGCACTTCCGACATCCTCCCCATGGTGCTGAACCTAGCCATTGCTTACACAGGAGCAGGCTGGTTCGACCTCAAAGTTGTGAAGGTATCAGACGATTATTATTAATCAACCCCGTTCGTCCGAAGACGTTAAACTACGCCGCACTTGTGT